GTTCTCGATAAGGTTGCCAGATCACAACGGCTTTACGGTCAGGCCTAACTAACCCCCAATCCTAAAACGAGTAGGAAATTTACAAATGACTAGAATTGCAATGAAATGGATCGACTTCAACGACGAGGACACGGCTGTTGTCGTAGGAAACACCTATCCTGGCGATATGGTTATTGATGGCGGCATCTTCGTCAAAGAAGCTTTCAATGGCACTACGCCAATTATCGACATGGGTTTCGTCGCTGACAACCAAGGCGGAGCTGCTGATCCGAATGCCCTCATGTCCGCTGCTACGCCGACTGTGGGTAAGATTGCTATGGACGAATTAGCTGCGACCACCAATAAGCCTTGTACGGTTGCCGATCAGGTGACTTGTACGTTCAGTGTGGCTTCTGGTACTCCGTCCGCCGGTGGCGGCTGGGCTTGGTTTGAAGTCCTTAATGCTAATCCCCTGAATGACGAAAGCTAAGCGTAGCTGACGTCTAACTAATCCTCTGCCTTGGCCCCGGATCATCGGCTGGCCTTGGTGGAGGCGTGGGCGGCTGGCTGCCTGTTGCTCCTCTCGCGCTGCCGCCCACATACTCTATCTTAAGGAGCAAATCACATGAAACAGTCAGTCTTTCTAAGGGAGATCGCGAAGACGCTCTTTAATGGCCGTCTTTCTTCGGACCAATCCAATGGCTGCTTAGCTATCATAAAGGCCTGCCGCAAGCATGGCATCACCCAGTGTCAGCAGATTGCTTACGTCTTGGCCACCGCCAAGCACGAGACAGCCCATACGATGATGCCGATCGTTGAATATGGGAATAAATCCTACTTCAACCAATACGACGCAGGCACCAGTAAGGGCTATCGCCTAGGAAATACCATCCCAGGAGATGGGTACAAGTACCGTGGACGAGGCTATGTGCAGATAACAGGCAGACGCAACTACGACCTCCTAGGGAGAATTCTTCACGCCCCCCTCTCTTCCGACCCAAGCCGGGCCCTTAGGCCTAGCTTAGCAGCAGACATCATAGCTGTGGGTATGCGCGATGGCCTCTTTACCTCGCGGCGCTTGAGCGACTATATCACCAAAAGCAAGGTTGATTATGAGAACGCCCGCCGCATCGTTAACGGCCTAGACAAATCTTCGATCATCGCTGACTACGCTCGGAAATTCGATCGCGCCTTAGCGGCTTCCGCTTGCCGGTCCGAGATGGTTGTCATGGAGCATCCAAAGAGATACAGGGCCCCTAAGCCCTCAGGACCAAGCCCAGAACAGGTTACAGTCGTTTCACTCTTGGCCAAGTTGGTCAAGGCAATAATCAGAATATTCTTCACCAGGAAGTGATCTACATGTCAAAAGCACCAGGTTCAGACAACGATAAAAAGCGCCTCAAAGAGGACTACCCAGCGGGGGTAGTAGAAGGCCTCACTGAGGACGAGATGCTGGAGCAGGAAGAAGCTGGTTCTCACCAGGCTCCGCCTCCGCCGCCTCAGGCTCCAAGAGAGAAGTGGAGCTTCAAAGGCTTCTGGGGTGCTTCCTTCAAGAATAAGGTCCTCGTCGTCGTTCTCGTCGTCGTCGTCCTTATTGCTGTCGCCGGCTTGGCCGGGTAGGTATGACCTTAAAGGGCTTTAGGACGATACTCGTAAATGGCTTAATGGCCGCTGCGGGTATCGCCCTGATGGTCACGGAGCAGCTAACAGGGTTCAATTGGGCCTCGTTCGTGGACGCCAAGTGGGCCCCATTGATCGTGATCGGAGTGAACCTAATTAATGCGGGTCTCCGCTACATCACCACGACACCGGTAGGGGAGGGAAAATAATGTTGGGCCTTTCCACCGCCAAGCTAGTAATTATCGCAGGGCTGGTGATGGCAATCATCGCCGCAGGCACAGGCATCTACCTTAAGGGTGCCCAGAACGCCAGACAGAAGGCGGAGATAGCCCTCCTCAGAGCCAACCTAAAGGTCACTCAAGAGCACCTCTCAAAAACCAAGAGGGCTTATGAGGCTGACACCGCCCTGGCCGCAGAAGACCAGATAACACTCAACGCACTGCGCAATCGCGTACAGGAGCTCAACAGCTATGTCGCTCAAATTGACGATACTGCCTGTCTTAGCGGCGACGATGTTGACCAGCTGCGTCGCCTCTGGTCCCACGGTAGTCCTTGAAAACCCCGCCATCCCGGCGGACCTCGTTACATGTTTTGACCGCACAGTCCCAATTCCTGAGAGGGGAGAGATGACGAAGTCGCGGATCATCAAGCTGGTCTCGGCCTTGAAGATTTCTGAGGCTGAGAAGGTCCGGTGTGGCAAACGCCTGATCGCATTCTACAACACATTCTAATCCACCATGGATATCGGCTAGCGCCGATTGTAGGAAACTAGGGTAGCTCCCTAGGACCGGAGGACTGCGGGCAACCTCCTTAAAAAGCCCGCACATTCCCCCACCCTATCCTGTGACGCCCGATCGATAGTCGCACTGCCTACACGGCGGTGACTACGGGCACTAAATCCAAACGCTGAAACTCGACCCGACATCTCTCCGTGCGCGGAGAATGAGCGGATAATCCAGCGAATTGCGAGCGGAGTTTAGAGGACCCTTTCCCCTCAACTCACTCACAGGACTTCCCCCAAATGGCTTCCGCTAATGTGTCCTTTATTGGACAAGTAAATGGTGCTGGCGCCCTCGATGCGCTCCACCTAAAAGTATGGTCTGGCGAGGTTATCTCCTCGTTCAATACGGCAGTAAAATTCCGTGACAAGCAGACTGTTCGTGAAATCCAGTCCGGCAAGTCGGCTCAGTTCCCGGCCACCGGCAAGATCACGGCCGCCTATCATACTCCTGGCGCCGAAATCACTGGCACTACGATCAACCAGAATGAGCGCGTTATCACGATTGATGACCTGCTCCTGGCTGACGTTTTCATTGCCAACATCGATGAAGCTAAGTCTCACTTCGACGTCCGCTCAGAGTACACAACGCAGCTTGGTGACGCCCTCGCGCAGGCATTCGATACGAACTCCTCGCAGGTTGGCATCCTGGCAGCCCGTGCTTCCGCTACCATTACCGGTCAGGCGGGTGGTGCTTCCATTGTCTCCGCTAACGTCCGCACCGTCGGTGCAGACCTCTCGACTGCGATGTTCGACGCCGCAGAAGATCTCGACAATGCAGACGTCCCCGACGCCGATCGTTATGCGTTCGTTCTCCCCGCCCAGTATTACCTTGCAGTTCAGCAGACCACGCTGATCAATAAGGACTACGCTGGTCGTGGTTCGATCGCTGATGGCATGATCGACAGTGTCGCTGGCCTCAAGATCGTCAAAACCAACAACCTGGCTCAGACCAATGTTACGACTGGTCCGTCCGCCTACCAGGGCGACTTCACCGGCACGGCCTTCTTGGTCATGCAGCGTGGAGCCATCGGCACCGTTCAGCTGATGAGCCTTGCGATGGAAAGCCAGTATGACGTTCGCCGGCAGGGTACGCTCATGGTTGCGAAGTACGCAATTGGCCATGGCATTCTTCGCCCGCATTGCGCCGTCGAAGTCAAGATTGCCTAGAGCACTCTGACCTCATAGCCAGTCACTCCATCACACTCGGGGGCTCCTTCATGGGGGCCCCCCTTTTTCATTTTAAGGATACCCCTCATGCCATTCATCGAAGGGCCTAAGAAGAAAAAGAAGAAGGTAGCTCCAGACAATCCTGAGAGGTTCTCTACCACAAAGGCCGGCAGACGCCGCGCTAGGAGCGAAGAGAAGCGCCTCAAGCAGGGTGTGGTTAGGAAGAGCCCAGGGACGAGTTCCCTAAACATCCTCCAAAAGAATAAGAAGGCGCCAACCCTTCTTGACGCCCTCCGCATCAAACGAAATTAAGGAACCATCCCAATGGCCGAAGTTCTAGGCCCAGCCACCGAGCTTGACGCAGTGAATGAAATGCTGCGAGCCATCGGACAGGCGCCTGTAAATTCTATCGTCACATCTGTACCCCCGGACGCAGTGGTTGCTCTCGCTGCCCTACGGGCCGCCTCCAGGGATCTCCAGGAGGAAGGATGGCACTTCAATACAGAAGTAGACGTCGAGCTCGCTTTTGACGTAGGTGACGGACACATCGATATTCCCACAAACGCACTGAAGGTAGATGCTTCCGGATCGGAGAACGTAGTAGTCCGCGGAACGGAGCTCTATGATATTGAGAACAAGACGCTTGTCTTCACCGCCAACGTCAAGTGCGACATAACCTACCACTTCGAGTGGACAGACCTGCCGGCAGTCGTTAGGCGATATGTCACTAGGCTGGCCATTGCTGATGATTTTGCTCCGGCATACAATCTCGGCGCCGATCGCTCAAGGGCTATAGGCCAGGCCTTAGTTAAAGCCCGTGCAGCCTTCATGGACGCAGAGATGGAGAATGGGGACTACAACCTCCTGACAGCCGCCAGCACCAACAGCGTCATTCAAAGGACCCTCTAATTATGTCAAGAGCCTCTGGGGTAATCCAGAACTTCATCAATGGCGTCTCGGAACAGCCAGCCGCTGTCCGTCTCCCGACACAGGTGGAGACGCAGATTAACGCCTACTCCACCATCGTTCGTGGTCTCCTTAAGAGGTTCCCAAGTCACCACGTAGCTAAGCTCTCAGGCTTCACGACGGCCGGCGCCAAGCTTCATACGATAGATAGAGATCAGAATGAGCGTTATGAGGTCTCCTTCCGAACGGACGATATTGACGTCGTCGATTTGGCAGGCGTCTCTAAGACTGTAAACTTCGCCGACGCTACATTCACTAGCTTGAACGCCGTCTCAGCTACAGGCAATGGCAATTCGCAGAGGCTCTACACCGCTGCAGGCGACACAAACGTCAATGTGATAACCACAGGAACATTCGTAGGCACAGTCTACCTAATGGAGAGCACCACAGGCGCCTTCTTAGGTGAGGAGACGATTGTTGGAGCAGCCATAACGACAGCTACGACCTCAGCCAGGACCCTTGTATCCGGACGGTGGTACATGGTGCAATGTGCCGGCTACACCTCAGGGACAATAACGGCAGTCATTGAGTGGAAGAGTACGAACTACCTTCAAGGCACCCCAGAGACAGATCTGGAGGCCACCTCAGTCGCCGACTACACCTTCTTGATTAACAAGGGCATAACAGTCCTCAGTGACCAATACACCCTATCCTCCACCAGGAACCCAGAGGCCCTCATTCATGTTGTGTCCTCTCAGACGGGTATGGTGGCTAAATATATCATTAAGATAGACGACGTCGTTGTCGCTGAGTATCGGCCTGGCGATGGCAATACGAACTCAGAGAAGCAACAGCTGGATACCCAGAATATCGCCCAAGCCCTCATAGATGGGACGGGGACATTC